ACGTAGATCACCGGCATGGTCTGCTGGCCGATCTGCGGCGCGTTGCTCAAGCGCAACCAGCTCGTGAAGCTGTTTGTGTTGTAGCCGCCCGAAATGGTGTAAGCGTCCACCACGCCATCCAGACATTTGTAGGGAAACAGGGCGTGGCTGGGCCAGATGTCGCCCGTAAAACCGGTGCCCCAGCCGCCCCCGGTCTGGCCGCTGTCATCACCCCACATATAGAGGGCACCGTTTTCTAAAACGACGGCAAAGCGCCGGTAGTACTGGTTATCCAAGAGCCAGTGGGCATCGGTTTCCGATGCACGCACGGCCTTGACCGGCTTGTCTTCACCCCAGGGCATGAACAGCACATGGAAGTTTTGATCGGCATTCTGGCCCGACGCACCGCCATGCCCTGCCGTCCACAGGCGGCCGTGCACGTCGATCAGGTAGGTGGCGGTGTAATTGCCGCCGCTAACAAACGCATCACGCATGGGATACAAGAGGCTGATCGGCACCACCCGGGGATAAAGCGAGCCGCCACTGCTGCCCCAGCCGCAGCAGCCGTAGTTGTTGAGCCCCCACATGTAGACCACGCCGTGGCTGTCGATGCAGCCTTGATGGCGATAGCCGTACCAGTCGTAGCCGGTGAACACTTTGACGACCCGGGTGCTCGCGCCCAGATCGCCCAGGCCGTTGAGCTTGCGCGGGATCGGGTTGACGCTGTTGGTGCCGGAGGCGTTTTCAGCGTTCTCTCCGGCGTGCCAGAGCGCGCCCTCGGCATCAAGGTAATAGGTCTCGCTCCACTGCGATTTGGCATAGACGATGCGCGGCATACCCGGAGCAAAAGCAACGCGCCCCGGCTTGGAGCGACTGAAGGCGCCCGGCCCAAGCCCTAACCGGCCGCCCGTGGCATCGCCCCAGGCGCGCACATCGCCACTGTTCATGAGGGCCGACATGCCGTAGGCCGAGCTGCTGCTGTAAGCGCCGCCATTGCGGGTATCGACCAAGCGGGTGGCAATCGTGCCATTGCGCTCGGCCATGAAACGAAACTCCAGGTTGCCGGTCGCGTTGGCATGCAGCACCATGCCGAAGTTGCCCCCGACCGAGACACCACCGGTGAGCAGGTGGCCTTTGAGGATGGCGTCTTGCTGGCCCAGCGCAAAGGGCTGCGGCGTGCCGCCCCGGATCACCCAAGCGCCGCCATCTTTAAACACCACATCGCCATCGCGATAGGCCAGATACGGCGAGTAGATTCCCTTCCAGCGGTATCCGAGCGCATCGATATTGAGGTTCACAGGCGGATCTCCAGGGCGTTGTGGTGAATGGCAAAGCGCAGACCTTCACTGACCGTCCAGGCCGCATAAGCGCTGGCATCAAAATCGTCTTCGCGTCCTTCGGCAAGCAGCAACTCGGTGCCATCTGGCGACAGCGCCAAACCGTAAAAGCGCGGCAAAGCGGCGGTGTGCACGAGCTCGTAGCCACTCTCATCGGCCTTGACCTTGAGCAACATGCCGCGTGCGCCGGTCAGCGCATCAGGCAAGCCCACGGCCAATAGGCGAGCGAGGATTTGCTGCAGCACGTCTTCGGCATCGACCAGGATCTGATTGCCGCTCGTCTGCACTTGCTGGAGCACCGCCGTGCTGTCGGCCACGCCTTGATCGGCAGCGGTTTGTGCCCGATCGGCCTCATTGGCCGAGAGTTCGGCCGACGTCTGCGCCTCTTGCGCGGCGCTCTGGCTCTGGGCAAGGATGCCGTCGGCAGCGAGGTTGATGCGGGCATCGGCGTCATGCAGCAACTTGGCGACGCTGACGACATCGCCGCCTTCGGTGGCGACGGTTTCACTGACTGCGCCATGCACGACGGCATGCAGCAAGGCACTGTCGCTCGTCACGCGGGTGACGGCAGCGTGCAGATCGGTTTGCAAACTCATGGGGTGGGTCCTGATTCAAGTGTCAGTGGGGACTGCGTAGGCAGTTGCGCAGGCAGCGTGCGATGCACCAGCAGATGCAGTTCGTTGCCCATGGCAAAGAGGGCTTCGACGTCGAGTTCGAGCAGCAAGTTGAGCGCGCCTTCATCGAGCGTCGGGCGTTCGCGGATTTCCAACTCGCCCTTGACCTCCCAGCGGCGAGCGGAGAGCAAGCGGGCTTCGAACTGGCGGGTGAAGCGGGCTTCGTGGGGCAGCAACCCGAGGCCGCCGAGCAAGGTGATCTCGAACCACTGACCACCTTCGTCGGCGTGGTACTTGTACCAAGCCTCAAAGAGCGCGAACTGGGTTTCCAGAAACAACCAACGCACGGTGATGCGCGTGGGCGTTTGCCGAAAGCGCCGCCGTTGGCGCGCCGGACCGGATTCCATGTCGGTGCGCAGCACGGCTTCTTGCGGAGAAAGACCATAGCCTTCGACCGAGGGCAGCGGCAGCGTGGTGGGCCACTGGACATTCATCGCATCGCTCCTGCAGCGGGGTTAAGGCCGTAGCGGCGCTCCAGGGTGGGCGCGAGTCCAGAGCCTTGCGAAATAGATCGGGCCATGCGCGCTTCCATCTGTTCGACGATCACATCGAGCCGAGTGCTGCCATCGGGTTGTTGTTGCTGCTCGATGCGGGTCTCGACACCACTGGCGCGGTTGATCACATTGACTTCGACGTTCACTTGCGGCTTGGCAGCGACGGCACCGCCCAAGGCCCGCAGCTGACCGGGCGTGAACACCGCTTCGCCCGGGCGGGCGATGATGGGCACCTCGCCCGAGACCAGACCGCCGCCATGAAAGCGACGTGCCCCACCAAACACATGGGCACCCACCGAGCGCGATGGCAGGCCATCGGCCCCCAAGAGGCCACCGCTGTGCGCGACATTAGCGTTCACATTCATGAGATCGCCCGCACCCAGAGGCAGCGCCGCACCCGTAGCGGCCGCCGCCGGGGCGAACAGACCCATCGCCCAGTTGGCCAGCGGCAAGGTGATGGCGCGCTGGATCTGGATGCGCACCAGGTCACTGATGATGGAATTGGCCAGGCTGTTGAAGTCGAGCTTGCCGGTCACCACGAACTGGGTGAGCGCGTCTTCCATGCCCTTGAAGGCCGAGGCAACCGCGCGTTCGGCCTGCTTGGCGGCGTTGGTGGCGTCTTCGATGTAGGTGCGCAGCGCCGACTTGGCTCCAAACTCGGCCGAGCGCTGGTAGTCGGCGTTGGCGCGGATGAGGCTTTCCAGAATCGGGAGCTGGCGCGCCAGGGCATCGTTGATGGCTTCGATCGTTTGCGCACGCAACTCGCCGTCCTGGATTTGACTGGCTTCTTTTCTCGCAGCGGCTGCGGATTTCTCCAGATCGGTGCGGGCCTGCAAGACGGCGCGCTCTTCAGCCGAGAGATCGAGCATCTCGCGTTGCAATTGCACGCCTTCGATGCGCTGACGGTTGCCACCGATCAGGTTCTCGATGAGCTTGCGCGAAGCGGCTTCTTCTTTTTCATAGGCCTCGAAGGCCTTGTCTTTTTCTTTCTGGCGCTCGATGGCATCGAGCACCTGGATGTATTGCTCGGCCTCGGCTGCGACACCTTTGTAGCCCTTGGCTTCGATCTGCAAGGCGCGAGCGCGCAGTTCAGCGGCTTCACCGTCTTGTGTGCGGATGAGCCGGGTGCGCAACTGGTTGAGAAAGGCCTCACCCTCGTTGATCTTTTCTGCGGGTTTGGATTTCTCGAAACCGGAGAGGTCCAAATCGGGGCGAGCCTTGCGCGGCAGCGTGGGCAGGAATTTGTCGTAAATTGCCTGCACTTCCTTGGCCTGCGCTTCGGTGTCGAGTACAAAGCGCTGGCCCATGACGCGCACCGTGCGCCGTTGCTCGTCGAAGAATTTCGCGGTCCGGTCCACATAGCCCGGGTTCTGGTTGATGTTGAAGAGCCGGTCGTTGGCCGCGCGCACATAGTCGTCGCGCGCGCCTTGCAGTTTGGCGATCTCGGCGTCGATCGCTTTGGGGTCCAGCCCCATCGCCTTGCCCGAGCGCAGGAGATCGGTCTTGAACCAGGTCTCGATGTCCTTGCCCACCACCGACAGGCTGTCAAACGGCTGAGCAATCACCCGTTTGGCAAGCACCGCCGATTCGGCGATGAAGGCCAGGCCCGTGGCCACCGACTCCAGAAACGCCAGCGTCTCATCGCGGTTGGACGTGATCTTTTGCAGCTCATTGCTGAAACTACCGGTCTCGGTTTTAGCGAGGAACACCTGTTCGGTGAAATCGGCCAGGATAGGGAGGACGGCCGCGCCGATCTGGCGCTGCACGCCTTCAAAGATGGCCGACAGGCGGATCAGGTTGTCGTTGAAGGCCTCCGATGCACGCGCCGCGTCTTCGGACATGACCAAGCCCAGACGCTTGGCTTCCTCCATCAGGGCCGTGATGCCATTGCGCCCCTGGTTGAGCATGGGGATCAGGCTCATGCCTTCTTTGCCAAAGAGCTTGACGGCGAGTGCCGCCTTATCCGCGCCGTCGGGCATGTCGGCGAATTTGTCGGCCAGGTCGAGCAGGACTTGCTCGGTGGGCCGGATCTGACCCGAGGCGTCGACCGCAGAAACCCCCAGGGCTTTCAAGGCGGCGCTACCTTCTTCGCCATTGATCTGGGTGTCGAACATGGCAATCGAGAGCTTTTGCAGCGCCTTGGTCAGCCCCTGGGTCGTGATGTCCGAGAACCTGGCCACGTATTCCAGCGCGGTGAGGGCTTCGACCGACACTCCGGTCTTTTGCGAGAGCTTCAAGAACTCGTCGCCGGTGCGCGCCACCGGCATGACCAGGGCCGTCACCCCCGCGCCAGCAGCGGCCAGGCTTGCCCCGACGATCAGACCCGCCGGCCCCAGCCGACTGAGCACGGTGCCCAGCATTCCCAGCCGACTGGTAGCGGCTTCGAGATGAAAGCGCGCATCGTTGGCGGCGCTGGAGAGAAACTGCAGGCCCGAGCCCGCCGGTTTGGCCGCCGACTCGATTTTTTTGAGCGAGCGCTCCCCCTTCTCACCAATCTCGGACAGCTCGGCCTTGACCTTGCCGCCGTCGATCACGGACAGGCGAATGGAGAGATTGCGTTCAGCCATGGACTTAGACAAGAATGTGGGTTAATATATGCGCACACTTAAATGCGCATGGAGATTTCGATGCAAGCTACTCACACTGCCCGCCGCGCACGCACGGGCACGGTTGGGAAACGGGCCACCAATCTGAGCCTGAGCAGCGACGTGCTGGAAGCGGCCAAGGACCTTGAGATCAACATCTCTCAGGTTTGTGACAGTTACCTGCGTGATCTCGTGCGGCGGGAGCAAGAACGGAAATGGCGCAAGGACCACGCCGACTTCATCGCCGCTTACAACGCGACCGTCGAGACCGAAGGCTTGCCACTGGACGAATGGAGAAGCTTCTAATGGCGCGCTTTGACGTTTATGCCAACCCCGGCAGCCACGCGAAAACCACGCCCTACCTGCTGGATGTACAAAGCGACTTACTTGATGGCCTGGACACCCGGATGATGATTCCGTTGCGCAGCCTTAAAGCATTTCCGAAGGTGAAACTGTCGACTCGGCTGACACCGGTACTGACAATCCAGGGTGAAGAGTTGCTACTGGAGACGCCCAAGATGGGCGCAGTGCCTCAGCGGGTCCTGAAGACACCGGTCACTTCGCTCGCCAGTGAACAGGCCCAAATCACCACGGCGCTGGATTTTCTTTTCCAAGGGTATTGACTCCACAGGCGCAACGGCATGACACCGCCGCATATCGCATGGATGGAAACGGCGCTCCAAGGCTTGGCTTTTTGGATCGGGCACCGGCGAGCGCTGTTTCGACATTACCCTCTGCCGGAAGGAGCCTTGGTCGCTGAAGCATGCAACCTCTTGCAGGCAAACAAACCGGATGATCTCGTACTCAAGCCGGAGTGCATGTACAAAAATCTTGTGTCCACGGGTCGTCTACCCAAGGATATTTCCCGTCAAGCACGCGCTGATCTCGTGGTCTGTAATACCGGTGTTCGACAGGCAGATCGCGGTCAGAATATTTCAGCCCACGTCAGGTTTGTCCTTGAAGTCAAGCGAGGTGACGCGCCAAAGCATCTGATCAACGAGGATTTGCGGCGTCTACAGAGTTTTTTGCGTGCATCGCCCCCAGATGTCCGTGCTTTCCTACTTATTGCCAGCGAAGCGAACTCGCCCAAGATGTTTGTCAAAGATGGGAAGTCCATCCGGCGGAAAGTGCCAATTGATGGGAGCCCTGGTCACTTCATGGTGCGCCGAACACTGAAGGCCTCCAGCAGCTTTTCTAGCAAAGCATCTGCGCACTATGTGTGTCTGTTAGAGGTATTCGCCTCCAACTAACGCCAGTCTGGGTCAGCTGCTTTCTTCCAGGGCGTTCATCAGGCCCGCCTCGACCGCCGGGAACAGATCGATCGCCATGGCTTTGTCGAGCCCCACGCTTTCGCAAGCCAGCATCCAGGCGTTCAGATCCAGCCCGACCACCCGACCCTGCGCCATGCGCAACTGGCTGGCACAAACTTCAATGGCGCTGGCGGCTTGCCAGCCTTCCAGACTCTCGGGTGCATTCATGGTGTAAGGGCACTCGGGGCAGGGTTCAGGACAGGCGTTGCAGTAGTTCGGCCCGCCCCCAAGGTGCCAGGCGGTGCGGGCCTTC